AGTCAGCTGATTGCCATCATCGCTGGCCACTCCAAATTGATAGGTACCTGTGATAGGTGCTCGCAAGTATCCTTGAAAGTGTATGATAACTCCGTCATACAGTCTGCTATCTAAAACTAAACCGCTACCCCAGTCATAATTGATTGACGTGGTTACCCCTGTGGTATCTACAGTTCTATTACTTGTACTAGGACTAGCACCGCCAGCATAATAGGTAGTATAGTTCCAACCAGCCACTCCTGATGCGTGAGCTCGATCACAATGTCCAAGACCAGCCATTAAAACAGCAACAAATAGGTAAACAATGAATTTCATATCAGTTCTGCTTTATTGTTATGTAGGTGTTGCCACCTTGATTCACACGGTTTTTAATGGCCACGTTGTCGCTTTGTGTTTGTGTGATGGTTGAGTTTTGTCCGTGTGGTGTGGTAACGCAACTGGTGTTTGACCCAGAGTCTGTGCGACATAGTGTAACACTGATAGGATCAACAGTGGCTACTACACCTGTTTCTTTTTTATAATCGGGCAGTAACTGATTCTTTTGTGGTGCCAACAAATTGCCAAACTCCGCGGCCAGTTGTTCGTTTAATAGAGTTAGAATGTTGGCCAAAAAATCTTGGTCTAAAAAGTTACGTTCCAGAGCATTAGAATATATCTGTGCGTTTTGTGCAGCCAGCACACTACCAAGATCCACACCTTGTAGGAAGTTTTGACTTAGTGCTGTTACAGCCTGTTGTTTTTCTTCTTCGCGTTGTTTGATTGCGTTTTTGATTTCTTGCGGAGGCGACAAGATCAAGATATTGCTGATACCATCCTCATTTAATTTCAGTGTTGCAGGTTTTGTTGGTGCCACATTACGTGCTGTTACCTTGGTGCCTTGGAACGGTTGATCTAGTGTAACTGACCCAGCATCATTGATAACATCAATACGACCAGTTTTACATAAACGTTCTATTTCGTCCGGCATCAAGTCTCGGCGTGGACATGACGGTAATAAGATTACGGTACTCTCACCAAGTTCATCCACGGTTGCTGTAAAGTCCGTGCCACGAACTGCTACCGTAGCGGTGGGGGTGTTAATGGCAACTCGATTAGGATTATTATGAGCAATAGCACCGCTAGCGTAGCGAACCGTTCCGCTTGCCATGTTGAGAGCCAGCTTGCCAGCCGAGGGTTTTTTAGGATCGTACACAAATTCGTCAATAACCAGTTTACTATTTTCATTTACTTGTACCTTGGTATCATCAGCAAACACAATACCAACCTTGCCTTGTTTTGTATTAATGGCGTCTTCCATTTCTACGCCTGTACCTTTGGTTCCTGTTAAGGTCGTTTTAGCACGTTGTATCTGTGCCGGAGTATTCACCTGCTCTGTTATTGTACCAACAGCGGCGTCGCATGTAGATACAATACCCAGCAAGAGCGTGAATATTCCTATGGTGCATATTAACGAGTTTGGTGTATGGTCCATGCGTTACTACTACCGTTTGTTTGAATATTGGTAACATTATTACCGCCGGTAGCTGTTTGTGTAATGCCAAAGGTATTGCTACTACCAGTTACACCTAGAATCAAGGTATTGTCATAACTGCCTGATTGTGTCACGTTGTAGGTGTTGCTGTTGCCAATCGCGGCACCGCTTACGGTCAACCCTGTGGCATTGTATCCACCAATGGTAATGTTGTTACCGTTAGTACCACCATCTTGATTCAGTGTGTAGGTATTGTTGGCACCAACTGATTGCACGTTAACCTGTGTACCTGTTACTACCGCAGTTGTAACACCTTGATTCAGGGTTAAACTGTTGTTGGCACCACCGGTCATGGAAATTTGGTCGTTAGTACCTGATCCTTTGACCGTAGCTACCACCGAGTTACTTGCACCACCTGAGGTTGTCGCTGTAAAGTTGTTGTTTGACCCCAATACATTAACATTCAAGTTGGCTGTGTCACCGGTTTGATTGACCGTAATGTTGTTACTCTGGCTTGCACCTTGTACACCTGCGGCGTTACTGTTGATAATGGCTGTGGCATTATTACCTGTTACGTTATAGGTAAAGTTGTTGCCCGAACCCGATCCAGTATTTTGTCCTGAATTGGCAATGCCAGTCTGTACCCCCAACTGCAAGGTATTACCTGAACCAACTTGGCTCACGTTTACGGTGTTATTGTTACCGGTAATCACCGCGGGCGTGGTTGGGCCCGATCCGGTTCCTTGGATGCCTTCAACAACGTTACTGGCTCCATTCTGGGTCATGTTAATTGTCGAATTGCTACCTGATTGATTGATGTAGATGCTGTCATCTGCAGCATGTACACCTGTACAAACAAGACCTAGCACTACCATTATAATTTTAGCTAGTCTATATTTCATTTTACTTCTTCCTTTTGGCACTTTGGCCTTTGTCCTGCGGCTCCTACTACTCCGCCGGTCCTACTCCTATTTTACTACCCCCTCTTTTGCTGCCTGATCTGCAGGAACATCATCCTTTTTTGATGTGCTCAACGGTATCACTGGATCCGTAGCTGTTGTAGATGTTTTCTTTGGATCAACGTTTTTTACTTCTACTGCTGTTTCTTTTTGAACTGTCACTGGTTGTGGTTCAGTTTTGCTAAAATCATACCAAGCCCGTTCTGGCGCCATTGGATATCGGAATTCCCACACACCTTTGCGTTCTCCTTCTTTGATTAATTCTACCACTGCACTTTCAACCGCTGCCTTGAGTGCTATTGTGGTTGCTTCGTTAATGGTAATACCTGATTCAAATTGGAATATACCGGCTACGGAACTCTGACTTCCAGTGTTGGGTGCTCCTATCTGTTTAATTAGATCGCTCATGCTACCACCTGGATCCACACTCTTAAATATTGCAATTGAGTCTGCTGTTGAATAAACTGTTTTTGTTACGGCAATGGTAGCAAGTATTTTTCCAGTGTTTACACTCACAGCACGTAGGCTGATTGTAATAACATCTTTACTATATTGTGTAGTAGGACCAATGCCCAAGAAGTTATAGCCTACACCGCCTGACTCTAGACCTGAGTCATAACCAATGATGGCACCCTCAACGATGATACCGGCAAACTGTAGGGGCATAAGTTTTTGTGCGTTGGTACCTTCATAGGCCTGGCGCATCTGTGTAATGATCAAACGTTCTTTAGTTAGTGCATCAATATTGCCACGTTCTACCACATCAAACCAGGTGCCTTTGCCTACGTCCTGCAGGGCACGGATTAAGAGTGCGTCGCCGCCCTGTGTAACCGCAGTTGAGAAACTGGCCACACCCGGGGTTGCTTTACGCTGTCCTGTTTTATCACTAAAGTTGTAGACTGCTACAGTCAGGCGTCCTTTGGCAGGAGGTGGAATTGAATCGAGTTCCTTAACCATTTCCTGTTTCATCAACTTGGGTTTTTCTTCCAAGAGGCCTACCTTTTGCGTGACAGCACAACCTGATAGAGTAGCAAGTAGCACAGCTAAAAACAATAATCTTTTCATTATTGAGACACCGGTTGAAATTGTCCCATGGGGACATTGATGGTCGTCATGTTCATGCCATCAAATACATGTAGCTGTATACCAGATCCGCCACCTGGTAGGATTACCTGTCCCCAACTTATGTTACCAGCACCAAAGGCTATGCTTCCAGGCTGTACTTGTCCCGGTGTACTAAACATACTGGTGGCCACGTTCTGACTGATTTGTGCGTAGATTCGTGACTCTAAGTTGGTTAAAAATTGTTGCAAGGGAGTGTTTTGTGCGGCAGCTGCAGCGGCATCTGCGGCTGCCTTGATCGATGCAGCCACTGCCTGTTGTCGTGTGTATTGTTCGTTTTCTAAGCCAAGTTGGAAAGCTCCGTAACCAGAACCGTTTAGGCTTGGGCTTTTGAACGAGTAATCGTTCATTGGTGTGCCGTAGGCGGTGCTCGCGAATACGGCGATTACGGTTAGAATAACCTTGTTGAAACGCTTCATACCTCTACCTCTTTATAATTATTATTATTGGTAGTAGAATCGTGCAGACTCTAGCTCCTATTAGTATTTAACAGGAACTGGCGTAAAAGTTATGTGTGTTTATTTGTTACGGGCGAGGATTTCTTGGTAAAACGTGTCTAATTCACCACCAAAGCGGCCAATCAGCTGTTGTGCAAGATCTTGACAAACGGTGTAATTTTTTTCTACAGCGGCTACTAGAAATTGCTGATGTAGTTGAATGAGATTTTCCAAATTGGGCAAATCTTCCAGTAGTTTTTCTGCGGGTACCACACACCAGGCCTTTAAGGAACCGGCATCGGTATGGAACGTTTCAAGTTCCAACAAGGTATGGCTGTTTTTTAAATTTTCAACTGCTTCAGGATTCCACACTATCTGCATGTTATTTTTTCCAGGGTGGTTCAGGGCGTGCCAGTTTGAGGCTACGATAGATTTCTTGTACACCTTGCGCTTGGCTGATGCAATCTTCCAAGGCATTGTGCAGGCCAGCTTTGTTTTTTTCTCTGGGATCGCCATGCACCCCAAACAAGGTACGGCTATCACGTATTTGCCAAAACTGCCAAGGAGTTGGCCAGCCCATTTGACGATAGATATTTTCTAATATGACAATGTCAAACGCAGGGCCTTGGCACCAGATGTTTTCTACGCCAACTGTAAATTTATTAAGTGATCGATACATGGTTTCCAGGCTGACACGATCACCTTCGCCAAAGGCTTCTTCGTACACATCAGCACTTTGAGTAGCCCACCATTTTAATGTATCTTCCTGCACTTCTCGACCCAGGGCCAACTGCTCATCCACATCAATGCGGAAGTACAGGCTATCGCCAAATGCGTCGGGGGTAAACGGATCAAATTTCACAGCGCCCAAAGTAAGAATAGCACAATCTGGGCGTGTACCTAGAGATTCCAAATCTAACATTATATCCATGTTAGTATTATATAGGGTTATTTGGTTTTTGTCAAGAGTTTATGGGCTTCAGCAGCCACTACACGATTGCGTAGACCTGAGCTGGAGAATGAATGATCACGACGGTTAAAAATTGGTCGAATGCCACGTACAAATCCTTCTTGCTCACCAGTGTATGCTTTGTTCTCGTATTCAACACCTAATACACGAATATCAATGGGCAGGATCAACAACAAGTCTACCAAGTCTTGTTCGGTTTGATACACCACCACTTCATCCACATAACGGCAAGCCGCCAGTTGAATTTGTCGTTCTACGATGCTCTGTACTGGCTTGTTTTTGGTGTCAGGACGATCTATAGTGGGATCTGTTTGCAAGCCAGCAATCAAGTAATCACAATGATTCTTGGCTTCGGCCAACATGGCCACGTGGCCAGCATGAAACATATCCCATGCACTAAATGTGATACCAATTTTTTTACCTTGTTCTTTTAATTCTCTAATTTTATTAAAAATCATCTATACTCCAGTTTTATAATTCCTCTTTTTACCTTATCATAAAAAGTTGCCCTGTGTTTTATTCCTAACGATTCAATTGCGTGTTTTATAGACGGGTATTCTATATCGTTAACTATAACAGGTTTATATTTTTGTGTAAACGGTTTGCCTTGCCGTTTAGCCATCGCTGTCGCGTGTGATTCTCTCCACTTATCAGTCTTAGCGGGCTGGTTCTTTCTTATTAACTCTTTTGATTCTTCTTTATGACTAAATCCAGTATGACCGTTTGATTTTCCTTTTTTACTATCGCTAATTTTTTCCCCCCGAGCGATTCGTTCAGATTCTGATAAAGATTTATGCCAATTGGTCAACCCATGATTTCTTTTATTGATAATGTCTTTTTTATTAGGATGATTGGTAGTAGTATCGCCGCCCGTTCCTCCACTGGTAATATTATACCCAATTTTATTGTCGGTAGAATTTAATTTTGCTATCCAGTATATTTCGCGGCTATCAACTATAGTATCGTCGCATTCTTCAAGAACTTCTTTTTGGAAGGATTGTCGTCCATATTTTTCTATAGCTTGTTCTAATATAACACCTGATCCTAAATAGTTAGGATTGTTATTTTTATCCTTGCCGACGTATATTTTTCCGTTTGTTATGTTGATTGTTTTGTATATGATACCCATACAACTATTTATTACATTCTCAACATTTGATATATTTTGTCTGCATCATTTTAGTTTCAACGCAATAAATGTAGCCATCGACTCATCGTCTACTTTGAGTTCAGCCCGGAATCCGTCGCTTAAATCTAAGCTATACGATACCTCCCATCCGTTGCCACCTACCTTATTATGCAGGTAGTATTTTCTGGGGCTGATATATCGCTCACAACACTCGATTACGGTATTGTATTTGCCAGGTAATGTAAATTTGATCAACTTACTTCACCTCTGAGTTTTCTAATGTGATTGAATATCATGAGTCTTGTTCAATTTTGACCTGCAGGGGAAAACCGTTGTTACGTGCCAGCATGGTAACTTCAATGCCTTTTTGTTCAGCCAGTTCATATGGCAAGACTGCTACCACAGCTGACCCTTCTTCGTGTACACGCAGGCACAGGGCCATGGCACCGCCTTCATCATAATGAAATATAACCTTAAGAGTTTCAACCACAAACTCTTGCGTGGTAGTTTCATCATTGATGTAGATCACACGAAATTGGGGTGGTTCAGGAATGTTGTTTTTTGGCTCAATCTGTGCCCGTACGATTTCCTGCGTTTTTGTTTTTGACATTAATTTTTCACTCATGATAATAAAAATAAAGGGAAGCGTGAACTTCCCTTTATTATACACGCAAAATATTTATTTTGCAAATGTAATGGCAATTTTTTTAGCCTTTTGCTCTTCAGGAATTACCTGCTCTAGAGCAACAGCTAAGATACCATTTTTAACCGTAGCACCACGTACTTCAATATGCTCAGCTAATGGGAAGGTGCGTACAAAGTTACGGGCACTGATGCCTTTGTGCAAGTACTCAACTTCTGCTTCTTTTTTAGCTTGTTCACCACGGACCGTAAGGACGTTTTCTTTTAGTTCAACGTCGATTTCGTCTTCGGCAAATCCAGCCACAGCCACTTCAATAACATAGTGAGTGTCATCCAGTTTAACTACGTTGTGTGGAGGATAGTTATCACTTTTGCTGTTAGCAAAGTTACGATTTAACTGTTCAAACAAACTGTCAAAGCCAATGGCCTGGCGATGAATTTGGTTTACGAATGTAGGTAAATCAAGGGTGTGGATTTGTAATTGTGTCATTTTATATCTCCTTTATTAAGCAAAATATGACTAAGTGTGTAGCCCGACTATCGGC